CCTGTATTAACGCTAGAGCCTGGACTACACCAGACCCAGGAAGCTCAGCATCAATAAACTTTGTGTAGCCTGCTACCTTACGGTAACCACCATCAAGTGAAGGCTCAAAGTTCTGCAGTTGAAATGCTGAACCTACATTGTTAATACCTTGCTGAAGAGGGCTGATGTTTGTAATCAACCCCCCAGTAAAAGGTACAGGAAATGTTTGCCACTGTGTAGCCATTATTATGAAGCTCTCAGGCTAGAACGCGGGTGTGTGATTACTGTAGAGCGTACATAGTCGTAGCTGTTAATGTACAAACTACGCATATACTTAATGCCTGATTCAAACTTATCTTGTGTGATTTGTGCAGCCTGTGTATCAGCACGGAACTGATAAGCGTAGAACATGGCACCATCAACAATAATGTGTTTAAACTCTAGGGGAATGCTAGGCACATCGTCAAACTTTTCTAGTTCAACAGGATTGCGGTAGTACTCATAGACTAGCTCATAGTCTTGATCAGGGGTAGGAACTAAGAGAAACTCTTGGCTAGGAGCACGTACAACAAAGGAGGGTACGTTCTGCATATCCGTGCTAGAGTTATACTCATAATCTATATACTTGTCAAGGTATTCTTTATAGTTGAGGTTCTTTAGCTTGACTGTGCTAGTGTTAAGATTAGCGTCACGCTTGATGCGGAAGCTATCCATGTCTATCGTCTTGGCGTCATACGGGTAGCCATAACGAGTTACACCTGCAGTGAGGGTGTCTTCCTCTTCTACATGGTTCCACGGCCACTGAAACTCTTCATGGTTCACGTGACGGATAGCACTGTTAACAGCATCTTTAGCAGTACTGTAAAAGCCTTTAGCGTTATCAAAGTTAGAACTCGTAAGCTCTACTTCATTAAGCCTACGGTTAACATCATTAACTAGACCAAGAAAGTTATATGCCATTATTTGTTCCTCACTCGTAGGTGTACAGAACGTTCTACTACTAAGCCGTTAGTGTCTGTAATCTGACACGTGAACTTGTAGCGGATATTGTCGGTACCTAAAGACAGCCTTGCAGTAGCTGCAGTGTTTGTGTTAGTAGCAGAGACTAGCTGAATGCCGTGCACTACTTGACCACTAGGGATTAACGCAGTCTTAACTCCGTCTGCATCATCTACAAACCATACGACCCCACCAATAGTAGCGCCACCAAGAAAGCGTGACCAATCAATAGTGTAGTCTAGGATTTCATCAGGGTCTTTGTTAGGCCATTTAAGAGACATTATTGCTATTCCTATGCTGCACGGACGTAAACAGTATTACTTTGGCTATTAGTGTAGTTACCCATGTAAGCTGTACGCGCCCTGCTGTAGTTATCTTTTACTGACTCATAGTCAAACCGTACTGGGGTGACTGTCTCATTACCTACAGTGAATGTAGCTACTACACTTGTTGGTACAACTACAGCCTTACAATCTGTGGTTACTGTGTTGACAGCACTTGTAGCAGAAACACCTGTCAGTGCTACATCTGCCTCAGCATCAATAACAACTTCATCACCGTCAACTAGAAGCGAGTCAGTAATGATGTCGCCTTCAACAACAACAGGCAATACAACAGATTTAGCTACAACGGTTACATCATCAACAGCACTTGTACCTGCTACACCTGCAACAGCAAAGGTAGCCTCAGCATCAATGACAATCTCATCGCCTGTCACGAGAGGATCATCTGTAATGATGTCACCCTCTACACCAGTAGGTACGACTACAGCTTTAGCTACAATAGTAACATCGTCTACTGCGCCTGTAGAGGCTACACTGCTAGGTGTAAATACTACCCCTGTACCGCCTGTAGCTGTAACGCTATTTGCTGTACCTGTAGCGGCTACACTTTCTGATGTAAGTACTGCTTCAGCTTGAGGTGCAGGTGCACCAATAGCGCCATCACCCTGCAAGCCTGTAAGGTCAACATTAGTACGAGAGCTAACGTCAATTCCTGTGTCTATTGCACCTGTACCAGCTACACCTGTAATTACTACTGCAATGTCAGCCTGTTCATAGCTTTCACCAAAGGCGGCTACGGAGAAAGGGTTAGTTGAATAGGCCATAAGTTAGTCCTTATGCAGCAGCGTCTACGGAAAGTACACCATACCAAGTTGTTCCACCGTCACGTGTCCAGAATACATAAATGTCAGTCTCACCAGAAGCAGGTGCATCAGGTGCAGTACCGCCTGCCCAGTCTACTGAGCTAGGCCATGTGACTGTTGAGCCATTCCCTGTAAGCTGTAGGACGAAACCAGTGCCATAACCCGATGTTGTGCCACCAAACGTAAAGGTAGTATTGCCCGTCATTGTGAGGCTGAATGCGCCGCCAGCGTTAACGTCAATGCTTGGCGATGTGCCTGCCAGGGCGTCATAGTCTTCATGTATCGCAGAGTTGTCCACAAACACACCAGATGCATTGATGAACATCTCAACGTCATTACCCGCAGAGAAGTTTATCGTGTTAGTACCAAACTGGATGTACGTGTCAGTATCGCCATCATGGTAGATGCGATCCTGCAGATAGATGTCCTCAACGTCAGTGATGTTGTTGTTGTTCATGTCTAAGCTAGAGTTGGCACTCTTACGCATGAACGTGCTCTCGTGAACACCATCAACAGTATCAGCGTCTAGGCCAGAGCCTGAGCCGTCATTGCCAGAATGCCAGACTGTGTTAGAACCTACCTTTAGGCCATCAAACGTAGCTGTGTGCCATTGAATGTTACGGTCAGTAAGGATGCGGCCCCAACCATCTTCATTGTAGACCGCAAGACCACCGCCGTTACTGCCTGACCATGCTGCCCCATATTCTGTGTCATCATAGAAGTTCTCATCAAACATAACATCGCCCGTTACGCCGTAGTCAGAACCTTCATGATTCTCAAAGTTTAGCTTACCAATGTCTGTGACGTTATTATCACCCATTGAGAGATTGCCACTCATAGTATCGCCAGTGGCGTTCACAAAGCGGCTATCTGCTTCACTCTCCGTGTAGTAACGCCCATCGTGTGTGTGACTATCATTAGCCACGGTCACATTCAGCGTAGCATTGCCAAGGTTAGTAAATGTAGCACTACCCGATGCATCACCAGAGAGTGTGAGCGTAGGGTCAGCAGTGGCTGTGGTAGCGATAGACACGTTACCCAAGTTAGTCATAGTGCCAGAGCCAGTAACAGCGCCTGTGAGTGTAACTGTTGGGTCAGATGTAGCTGTAGTAGCAATGCTAATATTGCCAGAGCCATCAAAGTTGGCATTACCTGTAACAGCACCAGTGACAGCTATATTACGTGCAGTCGCCAAGGTGCTTGCTGTGCTTGCGTTACCACTAAGAGCAGCAGTAATAGTACCTGCACTGAAGTTACCTGATGCATCACGGGCTACAACTTTAGATGCTGTGTTAGTTGGTGTAGCATCTACGTTAAGTGTGGGTGTAGAACCCTCACCTGTAGTACCACCTGTAAGGTAGTTACCAGAAGTAACAGTAGATACGTAATCACCTGTAGTATCCGTACCAAGTGCTACAGAGTTAGCAGCAATAGTAGTAGCAATAGATGCGTTACCTGTACCGTCTACACCTGTAACGCTACCAGTGACATCACCTGTCAGGCTAATAGTACGACCTGTTGCCCAAGCTGTTGCAGTAGCTGCATTGCCTGTTGTGTCTTGGTTACCTGTAGTGTTAACGCCTGGGAGGTTGATGCTGGCTGTACCATCAAATGATACACCACCAATGTTACGTGCTGTCTCAAGGGCTGTAGCTGTATCAGCGTTACCTGTTACATCACCCGTAACGTTACCAGTTACGCTACCTGTAAGGTCTGCAGTAACGGTATTGAATGTAACATCAGAAGTAGTCTCTACCTGCTGACCAATGTTAATGCCTGTACCATCCACAGTGACACCTGTACCTGCGTCAGCAGCAAAGACAGTACCTGTAAGTGTAAGGCCGTTACCTGCACTATATACAGCAGTAGAGGCAACCTGTGTAAATGTAATATCTGTTGTACCGAAGGTGATAGTACCCTCAGTGTTCATCACATATAGCTCACCTGCACCTGCGTTACCCTCAAGTACAAAGAATGCGTCGCCCTTACCAAACGAGGTAGGGTCAGACGGGGCATAGCTATCTGTGTCAGTAGACCGGGTTAGTACCCAGTTAGTGCTACCTGAACCCACATTGGTTACAGTATATACACCGTTCTGTGTAGCATCTGTTTGTTCATACACCAGCACACGATCACCAACTACCATAGTCACACCGTCGATGACTAGAGCTTCTTGTGTGCCAGCATTAGTAAGTGTAGCACCTACACCTGCAGTACCATTGTCATACGTGACATTGAGGTTGCCCTCTTTCTCAACACGTACTGGATCATGGTAGTGCAAACCAGCCGCAGCAATGGTATCAACATACTCTTTTGTTGCAGCGTGTAGTGCAGAAGTAGGGTCTTGATTAAGCTCAAGATCACCATCAGCATTAAAGAATGCAGCTTTAGTAGCAGGCTGTGTAATAAACACTTCAGCCTGAGCCGTAAGGTTAACTGCACTTCCTGCATTAGAACTTGCTAAAACGGTAGTACGGGCAAGGAATGATGAACCTTCTGTCCATGTTCCAAGCCCGACTTCCCATTCATTAGTGCTTGGCTCTAGTAGGGCATAGTACGTAGTATCGCCATCAGACAGAGCAGCAGCAAAAGTCTGAAAGCCATCTACTGTACCATTAAGGGTAAGAGTACCCGTACCTGTAGTGGTAGTTGTTTGTTTTACTCTGTCTTTAATTACTAGAGCCATAGCCTATGCTCCTATTAAGCGATACGAATGATAGCGTTTGATGCGTCGGCAGTCGGGAACTGAATAGTGTAGTCACCGTTTGTAGACGTTTTAGTACCGCCAAAGTCGATCACCGCAATAGCTGCATTGGATGCAGAAGTATTGTAGATGATACAACCATCTGCGGAGATAGTAGAAGATGTGAAGACTTCATCATCAATGTCAATGATAGCAGTTGTGCCATCTACTGAGATAGTGATGTTGTCCAGAACCTGACCGCCTGCTGTGTAACCCGTGCCTGTAGCTTCATCAGAGTTACCAGTTACGTCAGAGTAGTTTGTTGTTGCAGCACCGTAAGTGCCTGTAGGAGAAGCTTTAATGAGAGCCAGTTTGATTGAGTGGGTATCCAAGTCATGAGTACCACCCAGTAGTTCCGACTTAAAGCTTGTACACATTGCTGTTGTGATAGCCATTATTGGAATCCTCGTAGGTTAAATGCACTAAAGGGCCAGCCTCAAAAGAGACCAGCCCAATAGATTACACAGAATTAAGCTGCGTTGTAACGTGCAGTGATGAGAGCCTCTGGGCGCAGAATCTTGCGGCCATAGAGGTGCATACCACGAACGATATCAGCGAAGCTATCTGGGTCACGGTAGTTCTCAACTTTGTTGATCTGCTCAGCAGAAGCAACAGCGTCGTCTTGACCCGCAACAATAACACCGAAGTTAGTCCCTTGTGCAAGCGCACCCGATGTACCAGCACCCGTGCCGAGGTATGGCAGGTTGTTGGATACATAGACACGGAAGCCGTGCAGGTTGTTCAGAACCAGACCGTTCATCAAGCCCGAACCACCGAAGTCGGCGTTCAGTACACGAGAGACTTCGTCTTTCAGCATCTCAACGAACTCTGGATCGACAACAATCCAACGGCCACGAGAATCGACGTTCTGTACGTCCAAGCGACGAGCCATACGAGCTACGACGGACAAGGGCGAAACAGTTGCAGTCGAGAGTGCAGTTGCACCTGGCAAACGTG